AACCTCAATGTGATTGTCAAGAATGAACCCTTACGAAAAACTAATGGCGCGGAAGCGCAAATGGACACCAGTACAGACAACTGCTGGTACATGCAAAGAGGGCGCGGAGGGGACAATACACCGTGCACTTGCTTTGAGACATATGGAACTACCTGTGGGAGATTTTATCACTGATGCACTCTCCACTGAAGTTCCAGACATGGCACGGGAGTTACTCCTATCAAATGTCAAAGACGAGGAAAACCACGACGTGGCTCTTGGTTACATCGCCAATGCTTACGGGGTGGATGAAAAGGCTGAAGCCGAAGCGTTACGGTTACGCGATGCATGGATCTCGCATCCTGATCACACGATTACGAAAGCAATGGTTGCCGAGCGTGCAATTTTCTTCGTTCTTTTACCATTCTTCCGCGCTAATGGTGACGCTGGAATGCGAACAGTAAGCGCAGATATTAGTCGTGATGAACAGATTCATGTTGCAACTAATTCAATTGTATGTAAAGAACTTGGTCTAGATGTTTCACCAAGCCTTGATAAGCTGCGTAAAGCAACTATTAATTGGGTAATGCAACCACTAGGTATTAATACTACCTATAAGAATTTAGATAAAAAATTTTGGCTGCAATCTAGTGATAACTTAATGTATCAGGGCAAGGCTCCTGAACTTTCTTTCACCAAGGCAGCAAGAATGCCTAGTTTCTTCGAGCACTCAAATGTCAATCTCCCCAAATATGCTTGAAACCGTGGGTATGCAAGCCCGTGGTTTAACAAATCAATTAGAAGAAATCTTTCCACCCATTAATCCAACACCTGAAGATACAATGGAAAAGATTATGTACCGAGCCGGTCAACGCAGTGTTGTTGAATGGGTAATTCAATACATGGAGGATAACTAATGGCTAAAGTAAAAGTAGCTGGACAAAAGTGGGATTATTGGAATCAAATGATGCCATCCAAATCGGATGGTGGTATTAAAAAAACTAATCTTGAAGGACAATCACAATATAGTTTTCTTAGTGATATTTATCAACTACCTCAAGGTTCAGTTTTTGAAGCAGCAAATAAATTAAAAATTAGCAACATTGACACAAAAAGTGATGTTAATGAAATCACTTCATACCTTGCAAAAAAAGGTATTGGAGATAAAAAAAAGAAAGATAAAGATAAAGATGATGGTGATGACTTCACGTATAAAGGAGATAATTTATCCGATTATGATTTTGATATTCCTAAATTTAAAGATCCAAAAAAAAGTAAGAAGTCAATAAAATTTTTAGAATCTGCAAAAAAAATTCTGGCAGGACTTAACAAGTATAAGAAGGACCAGAAACTTCAAGCTAAGATGGATGAAAAAGCTGATAAAGCACAGAAGAAAACTATTGCTTCTAATTTACTGATGAGTAAGTTTGCTCCTGAGTTTAAATTATCTAGTACAGCATCTAAAAAAGTTAAGGCTGGCACAGCAGCTTTTAAAACAAACTATGCAAAAAACAGCTTAAACTATAGCGGATTAAATCTATAATGACTGCAAAAACACGTTATGATAGATTGTCTTCAGATCGTTCACAGTTTCTAAATACTGCTAGACAAGCAGCAGATCTAACTTTACCTTATCTCATTAGAGAAGATGAGACATTTTCTAAAGGACCAATTAAATTAACAACCCCGTGGCAATCACAGGGAGCTAAAGGTGTAGTTACATTAGCAAGTAAATTAATGCTTGCATTGTTACCTCCACAAACTAGCTTCTTTAAGCTACAGGTTAATGATATTAATATGCCTGCAGAATTAGGACCAGAAATTAGATCAGAACTTGACTTGTCGTTTGCTAAGATCGAACGCACCATCATGGAATCCATTGCGGCTTCTAGTGATCGTGTTGTTGTTCACCAAGCACTAAAGCATCTTGTAGTAGCTGGTAATGCTCTTGTCTTTATGGGTAAGGATGGACTAAAACTCTATCCATTAAACCGATATGTAGTAGACAGAGATGGTAACGGTAATGTTATTGAAATTGTAACAAAAGAAACAATCTCTAAAAAACTGTTAAATCAATTTTATCCTAATTTAAAAAAAGAACCACAACAATCTTCTACGGATAATTCATCTACAAATCCAGATGAATGTGATATTTATACACATGTTACTTTGGATAACAATAGATGGATTTGGCACCAAGAAGTATTTGATACTATCTTGCCTAAGTCTATGGGTAAATCACCTGTAGATTCTAACCCCTGGCTCTGTCTACGTTTTAACCACGTAGACGGCGAAGTCTACGGACGTGGTAGGGTAGAAGAATTCCTAGGTGATCTAAAGTCACTTGAAGCTCTGTCACAAGCGATGGTTGAAGGCAGCGCAGCAGCTGCTAAGATTGTGTTTACCGTTTCACCCTCAAGCACCACGAAACCTTCTACACTTGCAAAAGCTGGTAACGGAGCTATTATCTCTGGTCGTCCAGATGATATTGGTGTGGTGCAAGTTGGTAAAACGGCTGACTTCTCTACTGCTTATCAAATGATAGGTACATTAAGTCAACGCATTAATGAAGCATTCCTTGTACTCAATGTTAGACAGTCTGAAAGGACTACAGCAGAAGAAGTACGAATGACACAGATGGAATTAGAACAACAACTAGGTGGACTATTTAGTCTACTTACTGTTGAGTTCTTAGTACCTTATCTAAATCGTAAACTAAGCGTTGCACAAAAAACTGGAGAGATTCCACGTCTTCCAAAAGGAGGTATTGTAAAACCAACTATTGTTGCTGGTATTAATGCCCTTGGGCGTGGTCAAGATCGTGAAAGTCTTGGTCAATTCCTACAAGTTATTGCTCAAACAATTGGACCTGAAGCTATCGGTAAATTTATTAATACTGATGAAGTTATTAAAAGGTTGGCAGCGGCATCTGGTATTGATGTACTGAATCTTGTAAAGAGTATGGATGAACTCCAATCTCAAGAACAAGCAGCTATGCAACAACAGCAAGGGATGATGGAGCAATCACAACAGCCTCAAATGGCTGCTATTGAACAGAGACGCGAACAAGCTGCAATGCAGATGTTACAAAACGAACCACAACCACCACAAGAATAGTATGGCAGAAACACTCACTTTAAATGAAACCCCCGCTGATCAGCCAGAACTTAATGCTGATGAGCAAGATTCACTAGCTGTTGCTGAAGCTGTAGAGGGGTCCGAGCAGCAGCTACTAGCAGGTAAGTTTCAAGACACACAATCTCTTGAACAAGCTTACCTGTCCCTACAAAAAAAACTAGGAGAATCTACTAACGATGATCCTGGTGAAGAACAAGAAGAACCAGAACAAGCTGAAGAATCAGATTCTGAAGAAGAAGATAGTTCTGAAGAACAGGAAGATAACGAAGAACAACTATCAGAAGAGCAAGCTCAACAGCTATTTGAAATGGTTGGTGGTCAGAAAGAATATGAATCTATGATGACTTGGGCTGCACAAAATCTCTCAAATTCTGAAGTAGAAATGTATGATGCTGTAATGTCTACAGGTAATCCAAATTCTATTTTCTTTGCAGTATCAGCATTAAATAATAAATATTCTAATTCTGTCGGATCAGATGGACAATTACTAACTGGTAAAGGTTCTAATAATCAAACTGAGAACTCTTTCCGTAGTCAATCTGAACTGGTTGCAGCTATGAGTGATCCTCGTTATGATAATGATCCTGCATATCGTTCAGACGTAATGGCTAAACTAGAAAACTCTGATATTGAATTCTGATGATTGACTGCCCCCAATGTACTGTACAAGAGCAGTACGTTCTAGAACAACTACAGACTTCTGCGGGTGTAACAGATCGAACTGCACTTGCTGTTATTATGGGTAACATCTACCAGGAGTCAACCTTTAAACCTAACGTCTGTGAAGGCGGTACCATCATCCCCTATGACAGGTGTCTTGATGGTGGGTATGGTTTAATTCAATGGACATCTAAGCATCGTTATGATGGACTAGGTACTTTCTGTTCTAAACGGAAGGATGATCCTAGTTCTTTAAAATGTCAAACAGCTTACATGATACATGAGTTAAGATTTAGGGATGACCTTAGCTCATTTCTGACTAACCATCAGACAATCCCTTACTATATGAATGCTGCATACCACTGGTTAGGGTGGGGCATTCATGGTAATCGAACAAAACACACTTATTCTTTTTTAAACAAACTACAATGAAAATTCTTGCTATCCTCCCTGCAGCCTTGTTTGCTGCTGCCCCCGCTATTGCAGGTCCATATGTAAACGTCGAAGCAAACTCTGGCTTTGTTGGTTCTGAGTATGGTGGTACTGTAATTGATAACCATCTTGGTTATGAAGGCGATAACTGGTACATCCAAGGTGGTCCTGCTGCTGTCGTCCCAGATGGTGGTGACGCTGATCTGGAGTGGTCAGGTAAAGTTGGTGGCTCCGCTCCTTTGAGTGAGTCCGTATCCTTGTATGGAGAAGTTTCCTTCTTGACTGGTGATGTAGATACTTCCTACGGAACCAAAGCTGGTCTTAAGTGGTCGTTCTGATGAACGATACACAGATCTGGCCCACTGAACCACAAATGTACATTCAAGAAAACGCTGTGAACCACAACGAAAAAGCTGAGAAACTGAATGGACGCCTAGCAATGCTAGGTGTTATTGCAGCTATTGGCGCTTATGCAACAACAGGACAACTTATCCCCGGTATTTTTTAAATGATTAAAGCAGCAATAGGAGCAGCCGGTTCGATCGCCGGAGGTA